ATGAGACACGCTAAGAGTGGTCAGTGGTGGGACAATGATCCGCAGCGGTCACTGGCTAACAACTCCGCTGTCTATACAGAGAAGCCAAGCGTTGAGTCTTTCCTGCGCGAGTGGACTTCGCTGGTAGAGAGCAAGAGCGGTGAGCGCGGGATCTTCGCCAGGTACGCTGCTGACTTGCACGTAGAATGTAATGGGCGCAGAGAAGCTGGGCACGATTGGGGTACAAACCCTTGCTCTGAGATTATCCTCCGCTCCAACCAGTTCTGTAATCTTACCGAGGCCGTGATCAGATCAACAGACAACGAAGCTTCGATCACAGAGAAGGTACGTGTCGCTACTATTCTTGGTACCATTCAGTCTACGTTCACTAAGTTCCCTTACCTGCGTAAGATTTGGGCTAAGAACACAGAGGAAGAACGGTTGCTCGGTGTGTCTTTGACAGGTATCATGGATAACACACTGACCTCTAACCCTGATCCTAAGTTTCTAGAAAGGCTCAGGGTAGTTGCAGTGGAGACCAATAAAGAATGGGCAGAGAAGCTAGGTATTCCTCAGTCTACTGCTATCACCTGTGTTAAACCTAGTGGCACTGTGTCCCAATTGGTCAACGCTGGCTCTGGGATACACGCAAGACACAGCCCTTACTATATCCGTACTGTGCGTGGCGATGTTAAAGACCCATTGACTAGCCTGATGAAAGACCAAGGTGTACCGTGGGAGCCAGAGGTGTTCCATCCTGACTCTACCGTGGTCTTCTCGTTCCCACAGAAGTCCCCAAAGGACGCAGTTACGCGGAACGACATGAGCGCTCTGGAGCAGCTAGAGGTATGGAAGAAGTACGCTCTGTACTGGTGCGAGCATAAGCCCTCAGTGACCATAAGCGTACGGGAAAACGAATGGTTAGAGGTAGGTGCTTGGGTCTACAAGAACTTCGACATCTGTTCAGGCATTAGTTTCCTACCTCACTCAGACCATACATACCAGCAAGCTCCTTATCAAGATTGTGATAAGAAAACTTACGACGATCTGGTTAAGCTTATGCCTAAGAGCATAGACTGGTCTAAGCTGGGCAACTATGAGACAGACGATAATACATCTGGGATGCAGACCTTGGCCTGTACCGGTGGTGTCTGTGAAGTGGTTGACCTAACGGCAGCTTGACATGGAAGCGCTAGGTAAACTTCTGTTCTACTTTGCCTTTATGTTCAACGATGGACAAGTCGAGGCAAAAATGAAGGAGGTGCATCGCTGCCCTCCTTATGAAGTAGTACAGAAGATTGCCGAGCACAGGATGCAAGATCCAAAGGTGCTCGGTTGGTCTGCCGGGTGTAGCGAAGTTATGTTCTTGGTTAAACCCGGCGTATCTATCGAGCGTTTTTCACCATCGAGGCACCGAAGTAAAGACCTACAATCGCTCCTAGCAGATGAGTATCTAGAGGAGTAAGGACCAGACCGGAGAGAGATTGCCAAGTGGTTGTCTCTTTCCCTTCTGTCAAGAATAAAAACCCAGGGTTCCACTCGGTGTACCCAACGGTGACAGGTATCTCGGGCCAGAAAACTACTACTATCTTAGGCCAGACGATTACCGCGAACACAGCAGCCAGCGCTATCACGCGACGCGTTACCTGAAAGCCTTTATTCTCATACCTACGGGCCAAGTCGGTCGCCTCAGACTGCGCTGATAGACCATCTATAGCGCGTTGGAAGGCGTCTTGCTTGGCCTTTGCACTTTGGCCCCAAAGCGTCATCACGCCTGATAACAACCCTGATCCCAGCATTGTGATAAGTTCTAAGGGTAGTCCGCCTAGCATCTTACTGAACCTTCTGTGCTTCGAGCAAAGACACACGCACTTGTAAATCGTGGATCGTGTGCATGATTGCTTCTCTGAGTTGTTGTCTAGCAATCGCATTGTCTGGGCTAGGTACAATAGCTCCGTCAGGTGTTACCAACTGCATCATACGTGACTCTATCAAGTACAAACGGTTCTCTTGTTCGTTAAGAGCTGTGAGCAAATAGCCTACAGCGGCGAACAAAACTGGAGCAGCGGCTGTTAAAATAGCTTGTAGATTTATTTGCATTTTCCGAGCCACCTTTGTACCGTGTCTGTCTCATAGATGCGGATACCTAGCCAGACAATTGTGAACAAACTAGCCAAGGCTGGTAACAGCTCGACCATGCTAGCGAACGCTACGGCTCCAGCCGTGAGATCAATGGGGGTCTTGTCGTCCATTATAGTAACGTGTCCGGACGACGGCGTGGGCCTTCTAATGTAATTTCTCTAATGATTTTATCTAGAGCAGTATCGTTAACTTTTTTAAAACCTTCCCATCTATTTCTCATAGTTCTTCTTAAAGTTTTTGGAGTTTGTGATTCTTTTTTGTTTTTTGTAGCTAAGGCATCGCGAGCTATGCGTAGAAACATTTGATCTTGAAGTTCTGGAGAGAAAACATCAGAGTCTGATAATTTCATTTTATCTGCATATTCTTTTAAAGTACTACCTACGATCTGATACTTACCCATAGGTGTTGATGTCTTACCTGTTTTACGCGCATAAGAATCTTTAGCAAGTCGGGGCTTTACCCATTTACCGTATTGACCAGAAGGGTTAGAAAATTCTTTTAGTTCTCCTATGGTCATTTCACTTACTTTTAAACCTTTAAACGGAGAATCTTTCTTTAAATCAGCGTCGCTATATAAAGAGTTATAACCACCGCTACCTGTCTCATATTTAGCTAAAGCACGTTGTGTTACTGAATCGGGTCGTAAAGCCAACGGTATTGATTCTTCATCAGACAACAATCCTTCAGCACGTTTTGGTGGCATAGGTACATCAGCGCCTAATAGACCTTGTAGACCAAGGGCTTGCATGATCATACTTAATGTTGACATTATCTATCCCTCAGTCTTTCGTTATACTTCTCTGCTCCACCGCCGAACCAATTATACAACATTGGTCCCACGACTGGGATACTACGCATATACTTTGCAAGATTAGGGTCTTCCTGTGTTAGCTCTACCGGAGCCTGGAACACCGCGTCTATAATAGGTGTAGCCGGTGCGATCATATTGACAGCAGCTTCTGTAACGTTACCTTCGCTCAAATACTTGTCACTAATGTACCTGTTGATACCGTAGACACCCGTCAAAGCCCACAAGGCGTTCTCTGGCAAGTCTTCCGGTCTTACTTCGCGACCAAGCAACAAGTCCTTAACGGTCTGAACAGCGACACCAGATGCAGCCATGTAACCAGCCAAGGCCGAAGCGTTCTTTATTGCCTGTGTTTTGTTACCGCGCTTCCACTGTTGGACTACGTCGCGTCTGGCTACGTCTAGTTGTTTCAAGGTAAACGTTTTCAACGAGTACAGGATACGACCATTGGGGCTTTCTAAGTAAACCTGCGGCATCTCAAGACTAGAGATAGGCTGTACGTCAGACAGCTCATTGAACGCATGTTCTTTTACACGGTCTGTTACTTCACCGCTTTTCAAATGAGAGACAAGCGTGTCGATATCATCGCCGTAGAACTTGCCCCACTTTTGTTTAAACGCTCGTTCACCTGCGGGTGTACTAACGGTCTTAAAGTTTTTACGCAAAGCTGCGTTCATTATGGTTTCTTTACCCAATCGGTCTACAGCTTTGAACCCAGACACTCCTAACAATTTGTCAAGAATTTTTGCACTCTTACGTACATCTGCAAACTCTTGACCTGCTCGATCAAGACCTAGATCAATAACACGCAGGTCTTTAGTATTGAACATAGATGCAATGGTGTTACGGAAACCGTACTTAGCCATAGACACACCTATGTCACCGAGCTGTGTCAATGCTGATATAGGGTTAGCAATCGTGCCAGCATAGCCAAGATCTCGTAAGACACCTACGCCAGACGAAGTGCTTTTTTCACCGCCGATAAACCTAGAGTTTAAAAGTTCCTTTAAAATATGTTCATCGTCTTCGTTTAAACGTCCAGCGTCTATTTCTTTAGTAACTACAGATCCAATAGATTCTTCTAATTTAGAATTAAAAGGATCTTTAGGATCAGTCTGTCCTAAAAACTTTCTTCTATGTGTATTGTGTACCGAGTTCCTAATATACATCTGCAAGGCTTCTTCTGGAGAAGCATAAAACTTTTCGTACACTTCGTTTTCGTTTAATTGTGCTTCTGATATTTCTCTAGGTTTAGCAAATGCAGGTACACCAGCTTGGGCTTTTTCTTGTCCGTAACCCCGTAACGCTAAGTTTGTAATTTTTACTTTTTCAGCCTGTGTTAAATCTTTTACATTTCTACCACTAGCTGTAGCAGCGTTCTGTAAAGCTCTTCTTACAATAGGAAGTTTACCACGGAATTTTAGTTCAGCAGCCATTTTGTCGTAGTCTTTAACAAGACGTGGGAAATAATTTGGTTGCCACCCAACACCTAAACCATTTTCTATAGATTCTTCGTATAACTCATTTAAAACTTTTTTAACTTCAGAAAAATTTTCCCGCATTTTTGCATCAGCCATAGCAGCTTCTGCTTCTTTAAATTTACCAGATGATAAATGTTTACCTACAACATTTCTTTCATTTGGCCGTAATCTTGTAAGATCACGCATAAAAGGAGTAACCCTGTCCATATATTTTTTTGTATCAACATGCACATCGTATTCAAACTTTCTAAGCCTACGAAGAACAGGTTGAGATATGTTACCAATTCTGGTAGACAAAGTTCCTAGGTATTTATCAAGCGTCTTACTGTATAGTCTAGACACAGCACTGTCGTTGACAATGTTGTCTTGTAAAAACTGTTCAGCTAAAGTTTGAGAGTCAGCAAACTGAGGTGCTCTACCTACAATTTGAACATCTTTAGTAAACTGTCTAGCTATTTTATCGTTAACGACTTGATCTATAGCAGCTCCTGGAGATATACCTGAAGCAATGTTTTCATTAACTTCACGTTCTACTTTTTGAACTCTTCTATTAGCCGCGTTACGTGTAGCTTTACTTATTAAAGGCCCTGCTGCTGAAAGAACACCACCAGTGGCTCCACCGAAAGCTCCTAGAGCTAGAGCTTTTTGAGGACTTATTTCTCCTCTTTTAGCGTAATCTTCTACAGCACTAAATCCAGCACCTATACCGGTACCAATACCAACAGCAGCTTTTATACCACGACCAAGAGGTAGTAAATTTGTAGGGTCAGCTAACGTACCTACAATTTCTCCAAGAGTAGCGGCTGTACCAGTAGCTTCTTGAGCACCGTACTCTTTAACTAACGCGCGTTCTTTTGCACGGAGTATCATGTCTTTACGTTGGTCTATCGTAGCTTGCATGAAGCCGGGACCGTACAATTCTTCAGGAGTTTTGTATTCAAACTCAGACGTAATTCTACCAAGAGGATAATTACGCTCTAAAATATCAGATACGTAACCTATAAAACTACCGGCTTCGTCAAAGCCGTACATAAAATTATCAAAGAAACTACGGTCTTCGGAAGACACATCCTCTACCGGTTCGTCTGGTTCAGTAGAAAACTTACGTACTAACTTTCTATCTGGCGATATTTCATCACCCGGCATAACCCCGAGACTACGTAGTCTAGCAGATCCACGTAGGTCTTCTAAAGTTATCTGTTTGTTTTGCGGTACTGGTTCGGTAGAAACTTTACGTACGAGTTTACGCTCAGCGGTTATCTCGTCGCCAGGCATAACACCTAAGCTTCTAAGACGTGCTGAACCCCGAACATCATCCGCTGTTAAAATTGTATTTTCGGCCATTAAAGATCACCAAAAGGATCGGCTGATGTAGTAGCAGCCCCTGTTCTATTCTGTATGGCTTTTTCGACAGCCTGTCTAAGATTTAACTGATTACCAGACTGTGCTCTTATACCTAATGCTTCAATAACTATTGATTGTTTAATACGGTCTTTACCTATTCCAAGTATACCTGACTGATTATCAATGTATTGTTTAGCAATGGGTACATCTTCAAGTAAACTTGTTGTTAATTTTATTTGTTCTTTTGTTGCTTCAAGAGGTTTAGGAGTTACTTTAGCAGCTTCTTCCTCTCTCAATTGTAAAGATCTTTCACCTCTTCTTGCTTCAGCTATTCTCAATCTGTTTAAAAGTTCTTGTTGAGCTGCTTCGTTTGCAAGCCTTTGCTCTTCTCTCTGAGCTTTCTGTGCTTTAAGTTCATCTTGCTTAATACCGTACGCTGCGCCAGCTACACCTGCTGCTATACCTTCTGGATCTTGGAACTCTGGTCGAGCCATGATTTGCAGAATACGTTTAACAAAATCCATAGTTTGAGGACCGCCTAGGTTTCCAAAAAACCCAGAGTCTTCTTGTTCTCTTGCTCTTGGTAAAAACGTTTCGTTAGTTACACGCTTTTGATCTCTAGCTATTTGCTGACCAGCATCAAGCGCAGAATCTACAACAGACGAGGCTTTGTTAACAGTAGGGGGAGGCACAACCATATCAGGTGGATTAGCAAAATCCATACCTGTAGGTCTTGGAGCAGTTGTTGTTTTCCGAGCTGCCTCTTGAGCTATATATTGCGGAACACCTGATACCTCTCCGCGCATAACCCTGTTAAACAAATTAGCGTTAAATTTTTCTTCCTCGGTTGTTCCAGGAGGGGCAATAGGTGGTCCCATTGGTTCTTTGTATCGTGGATCAGTGTAATAACTTTGAACAGGCGGAGGTGTTTTTATCGAGCCGAAAAAACTAAAAACATCTCTGATGTCATCAATTAAAGTTCTTGGTTTAAATTCTTTAGTTTCAGCCATCGGTTTGCTCCTAGACTAGCGGATTAATTTTATAATTACGGATCATATCTGCTAGTGCTATTTTAAGACGATCTTCCATAAGTTTCTCGTATTGTTCCGCAGACAAATATTCATCTGGTCTAACACCTTGTCCTACACCACGAAAACTTCCGCCTCCCCTTGGACCACTGTAGCCACTAGGGAATCTAAGACTTCCACCGTCAAATACTTGTTTCTTAGGCTTCTTGCCAGAACCTAATCCCTCAAGCGCTTCCGAGGCAAACAGTTTTAAGTAATCAGAAAACCTCGGTGACTCGCTCGGAGCATTTAGTTCTGAGAACGGTAATTCCTCTGGCTCAAAACTTAAATCAGGACCACCATATGTGTAATCTTCGCCGTATGGTTTGAACTCTTCGTACTCATTTGCAAAGTCCATACCGCCTAGATAACCCTCATAACTAGGGGCACTACTAGAACGACCAAATCCAAAGATATCACCCATTTAACACCTTCCCGTAATCTACGCGGTAGTACCCGTCTGTGCCAACGGTGACTGCATCGGGCATAAAGTCCAGAACCTCTTGAGCCAAGACGCCAAAGCTTGGTTGACCTTTGACAATCTCTTTTGCCTCTTTTGTCCACTCCCAGCGATACACCGGTATACCGTTTGGTAACTTACCGACGCGCTTGATCTCAGTCTTGAGCCTAATGTCAGAAAATGCTGCCATGGCTGCGGAACCAGCTTGAGCAAGAGGACCAGCAACTTGTTGGAACAACGATGGTTGCTGTATAGCCTGACTTGTTGTACCTTGCATCGCCTGTTGGTAAGACGTCTGACTACCAAGACCGGCAAGACCACCGAGCAAGTTAGCAAGGTTGGTGACTTGCAGGCGTTCTGCTTCTTGCCGCTGCTGTGCCAACCTGGCAGCGTCAGCAAGCTCAGCAGCTCGTTGCTGCTCTTGGCTCCGACCAATAGCTTCTTGCATCGACGCCTGCGTTGCGGTAGCGCCGAGATACTGTTGAGCTAGACCAGGTAAAGTTCCTAGTGCCTGTTGTCTACGTACGTCTTCTTGGCCAAGTGCTTGAGCAAGTTGTTGCTGTACAAGTTCTTCGCGCTGACGTTGTTGTAGCGTCTGCATCTCGCCCAGAGCTGTAGACCCTAGACCAAACTGCCCAGCTTCCATCGCCTGTTGTTGAGCTATCTGTTTGTCCCGCTCGGTCATTGCGCGAGCTTGGTTAGCCAGTGCGCCTGTCTGTGCTTCAAAGATTGCAGAAGTGCCGGGAGCAGCTTGTGCAATACCAAGCTGTTGCTGCATCAGATTTTGAAACATTGGAGACAAAGCTGCCGACTGAGCACCAACTTGTCCGTACAGGTCATATGCTTGTTGCGTTGCAGCTGTTTGCTCAGGGACAAGCGACTCTGTAAACAAAGCTGGTGCTTCTGTAAACGTACTTTGGATCTGCGGTAGTAAACTTTCTATATAAGGTACTACCGGAGCGTACGGTTGAATTGAAGAGCTACCCTGCGTGGTGCTCTGTTGTGGTATCTCGACTATTTTAGTCTTAGCTTTAAAAGGATTACCCATTATAACCTCTTTACAATTGTTACATTTTTAAACTCGTATCCCTGTGGCTCTAGCGCCTTTACCCATCCTCGCCTACCTGTAATCTCTACAAACTGGTACCCTAAGTTCCTATAATAGTCCTCTATGTAAGGTAGTCCGTGCTCATAGTTTAACTCACCTGCTAACGCTTCGAAGTACACCCCGACACTTTGGGGGTACTCTGCCTTCCCAATTAGGAACGCTCCAAACACTGCCCCTGCTTCGTTTGCGGAGACCCAGAAGTCGGAGCGTTTCTCCAGCGCGTTCAGCGCAAAGTCTACAGCGGTGACGTATCTTGAGTTGTTCGAGCGTTTGATCGATCTTTCGTAGTACTCTAGACAATTTACCACTAAGTCCCTGAATCCCGCGTGGTGCGGGTTAGCTAGCTTATAACTGTACCCATGATCCAGCGGAGTTATAAAGGTAAAGTCCTTCTCCGCTTCCTGGGTTCCAACTTGTTCCATCTGCATACCTTATGTCCCCCTGTTGTGGTTTCGTGGGGGCTGAGTATATCACATCTATGTGTCCATCGCGAACCACATTTATTGCATTAGCTATCTCGTTGAACATATCTTGGACATATCCAGGAAGATCTGCGGGGTCTTGAGGGACCGTTGCGGGTTCAAATCTAGGAAACTGTACTGTCATCGGTCAGACACAACTTCTGATTCTAACGTGTAGCCAGACAACTTAAACTGAGTATCGTCTGTGGTTTCAAACTTGACCGCTATGTATCTACCACGTACACGACAATCCACTTTGTTGTCTTGGCCTATGCGGAACGTCACGGGATCAGAATACGTAACCCCTTCGTACGGGTTAATCTCACTGCCAACGCTGATACGAACAGTGCCTGTACCCTCGATGCGGGGATACATTCGTGTAACAGATTTTATCCTATTGGTTTGACCCGCGTGTAGACCTACGCGCTCTAAAAAGCAGGTAAAGTCGGTTCCGTCGAAGTCAATACCGTAATCGACAAGGTACAACTTTGTATCAGCTGTGCCACAAATGAGCAAAGAGTCACGCGTAGGACTGTAAGGATTAAAGCCCCATGTACTCGGTGTGTCGTTCCAAGTTGTAGTAGCGTTGGCCCACGAATTTGTATACGTAGGATTAACGATACCCTGTGCTATGAACCTTGTACCTGGTAGTTGCCGAGTGGTCCAAGTGTTATCAACGTAGTTCCAGATTAGAGCCTTGTTAGGCAAATCGTTAACAGCGTCAGACGACGCATAGCAGATCCAAACTTCGTTCTTGATGTTGTTATGAGCGCAGAACGTACGGTACGCTGAGTCTTGCTCTAGATCGTTAAAGAAAAATGAACGTACTTGATCGTCTATGATACTACGGAGCTGAGCGCCGTTGTGAATATAAATATCATCAGAACTGACAAAGACATGCCTTCCGTCTCCCAACGCCACCACGGCGTCTCTAGCGATTAGACCAGCGTTCTTGAAGCGCTCTCGTATATTAAACGTAAACGCACCACCGACATATGTCATGGCGTGTACGCTATCTTCTTTATATACCATAAGCTCGTTGCCTAGCGCAAGAGCATTTAAGATATGTCCCTTTGTACCACCGATGGTAGCCTGAGCAGACTCGGAGTCAGTACTAGACGTAACCCATGTGTTAGCACCGTTGCTCGACGAACCTTCTGGTATAGCATCGCTCCAACGTACAGAAAACGGAAGCTCTGTGCCACTGTCTGTTAGATTAAGAGCAACCAAGTGATTCTTAAAGGGTACAATAGATTTACAGCGGAGAGTGCTAGGCCAGTTAGTCAGGTCAGCAAACTGGCTGTCGCCCTGTGCATACTTTTGCGGTACGTCTATGCCGTTGGTACAGACCAAGACACCGCCTAGGATACCGCCTTGCCAATTGTTCGTTGTACCAGACAATGTAGTATACGCACCTGACGTACGAGTAACATTAGAGTGCGTGGTGTCGTTGATTTGGTAAAGACCTGTAAGACCACCGTAGATCCACAGATCTGTAGACCCCTTTGTCCAGCTGATAGCCCAATAGGGAGCAACACTAGGAGTACCAAGAACCTGCGTGTGTCCGTCTATACGACCAGCCTTCTTATCCAAGAAGCGTACGTTCTGTACATCGTTGAACATATTTGGCGGCATGTCGTAGGGAGACAAATCGTGGTTAAACGAAAAACCTCCTTGTAGACCATTGATGTCAAATAGTTCTTTAGCCATTTGATTGGATTTCCCAATCTGTAGATTTATAAGATTGTAAAAGTATTACAGAACCATCTTGGAACAGTAGATTTGCGTTGTCTTCCTGGGTCAATGTATTGTTCGTATTAGTCCAAAACGGTTCGTAGTATTCTTTTTCTAGAATAAGACCATTTTCTGCGAGAAGGTTAAGACCGTTTTCTGTTAGAAGTTCATTAGCCATCTTTACGCTCCTCTACGTACCATACCCCCAGGATCACCTTGGACACTCATGGTCATTACTGTACCACTGTACCTAGCAGACTCTTCGTTGGCCCTTACGGAGTTGACACCTTCTAGGTAAAGAGCTGAGAACCGCTGGAGCTGCTCGTTATCGTTAAGATATATAGCCCCTTCAGTACAAGCGCCGAACAAATACAGCTCAGGGAAATTGTCAAGAATGTTATTAGTTGAGACGCTAGAGGACAAAGGGGTGAGCGCTTGGTAGTAGTTGATTCCAAGGGTGTAGGACCCGTCAGGTGTAGGAGCAATTTTTAAATCCTCGCCGATGATTGAGTAAGCGCGGGGAGCGCCACTGGTGTAAGTTCCGTACTCTCGGCTCAGCGATTCAGGCGACATATAGGCAAGAGCGTAGCTG